CTCGTGAGCTGGTAGCTCAGAAGCTTCACTGTTTAGCTTACGGACGCAACGGTGAGGAGTTGGAACAACTAATCAAAGATGGTGATCCCGCTACATTAGATGAAGTTAAAACAGCTTCACGAACTTTGTTCAACAGAGTTATTATTAACGATCATGCTTTAAGTTTCAATCAGATGACAGACGCTTTGAAAGAGGTTCAAGACTATTGGGGTAGACATCCTGATTTTTGCATGGTGGATTATCTTGAATTACTTCCAGGCGATTCGGATGCGACAGGAGTGGTAGCTAAAGCACAAGGTGTTAAACGCTGGTGCAAAGATGCTTCTCTTCCTGTGGCTGTGGTGCATCAGGCTGGTCGTGGTTCAGGTGAACGTCATAAACCTGCGACAATAGCTGCAGGTCGTTACGGTGGTGAGCAGGAATCTTTAGCAGTGTTAGGTGTGTACCGTAAACGCGACGATCCTTCTTTAACATATTTAGAGAAGTGTTACCATTCTGTTTCTATTAATGTGAGGATCAATAAGAATAAAAGACCACCTAATAAGCTTGGTGATTTTGAATACTTTCTTTGCCCACATACAGGTCAGATACGACAGTACAGAGATGATGACATTCCACCTGATGACAGGTTCATGCGATGAACGACGCAGAGATTTTAGAAAAGTTTTGTTTTCTTTTCAGAGGTAATTGTTTAGCTAAAGAAACAGCTGAAGGTGATTTCAGACCTTGGCGTGACGAAGACGACAATCCTATCCCAGCTCAAGGGCTTCCTTTTATAGAAGCTATTCAAAAACATTTGTGGAAAGATTACCGTATAGGTGTTTACCCTCTGATGGAAATTACAGGTTCACCTAAATGCAATGTCGCCTGGTTGGCTATCGATTGGGACGAAGGTGAACCTTCTCTTGTTCACGCTTTGAATGTTCAAGAACTGTTATCTCAATTAGATATTGTTTCTTTTGTTGAATCTTCAAGATCAAAAGGTTATCACTTGTGGGTATTTTTAGATGAAGATATTCCTGCTCAAATGGGACGTAATTCTATGATGGCAGCATGTCAAATAGTTGATGCCCCAACTAAAGAGGTTTACCCTAAGCAGGTTACCATGCCTGCTAAAGGCTACGGTAACGGTATACGTCTCCCATACGCTCAAACACGCCCAGGAGGCCGTCAGGAGGCTCTACGCGCGCCTCAGAGCAATCAATTAATAACAACTAACTTGTCTTTAGAAGAGTTTATTGAATTGGCACACAGTTCTTTAACGGACAGACAAAAGATAGTTAAACTAGCTTCTTTATATGAACCACCTGCTGCTGCCCAACCAATACCTGTTCCAAAATTTTCTCACACCAGAGTAGGAGCTGATTTTAAATTCGTAGCGAGAGACATTTGGGATAACGGACCTAAACATAACGACAGAAGCCTAGCTTTGTTTTCGTTTGCTTGTTCATTGTTCAGACAAAGATATTCAGAGAACGCTGTCTTAGAATGGACAAGACAATGCGATCTTAAATGGGGGCAAAAGTTTGCCACCAGAGGAACCGAAGGGGAGAAACAGCTTTCCAAGCTGGTCACTGACGCATATTCTAAAATGCGATGACTACCTACAGATTTGTAATACCTGGGCGACCTAAAGCTAAAGGAAGACCACGTTTCGCTAGAGGACGAGCATACACAGATAAAAAAACTTTAGACGCAGAGCAGCGCATAGCAGACGCATACAAAGGACCGTTCTTTAACGGTCCAGTTTCAGTGTCATGCACATTCAGTAAAAAAAGAACTGTTGTAACTATCACAGATTTAGACGAAGAAATATGTCCATTAACAGCAGACTTAGACAATCTGTGTAAAACTGTTAAGGACGGGCTGAATGGAGTTGCTTATGCGGATGATCGATATGTTCAGAAATTGGCAGCAAGAAAAAAATAAATGACCTTCGCGGATCAGCCTTTTAATAAAAGGATTTACGCTATGGGGGATATAGCTGAAGGCAAATTTGAAGAGTGGTCAAAAAACAATTTTGTACGCTATGGGTTGAACAGACCACCATTAGCTACATGGAGATTACCTGAACGTGTCAGGTTCACTCCCGACTATCTCACCACCAACTGTTTAGTTGAAGTGCAAGGGTTCGGTAAGAAACAAATCATCCACATGAAACCAGACAAATGGGAAGCTTTGCTTTGGTGGGATCGCAACGTAATGCCTGTCGAATTGTTTTTATACGATTCGCATAACGACAGACAGCTCATGTTTCCGATTAAAAAGCTGCGCCCTTTCGTAGACAACGCTGAGATAGGTACATTCCCTGAAGGTAACAAGTACTATGCTATTAAAGCACAGGAAGTATGGACAGAGTTAGGTGGCTAATTGGAGTGAATCTCGGAGAAAAGAATCTCTATACGATCCTCTCAGCTCTTACCTGCCGAGATGGAATCGTTACGGATCAGCGTTTTACCGCCCTTTCTCACCAATGGAAGCACTCATATCCTGCCCACCTTTTGAAGATCCTGAAGAATCAATCTCAGAACAAATGGAATTACGTGACGTTATCGCAGATGCGTTGGATGAACTAGATGAAGAAGACAGATGGATATTGGATATGCTCGTTGTTGCTCGGCTTAGTCTCCGTTTTGTGGGCGGCATCCTGGGCATACCCAAAACGACACTTGCTCGGCGACGCGACAGAATCTTGGATGAACTCAAAGAAACGCTGGTTGAGAACCCTGTGGTATCCCAGCGATTAAACGATGATTAGTTTCAGAATAGGAACAGACCAATACACTTACGTGAAGAAATTTCATGGAAACCCTAAAGGATGGAATGTTACCCTTACAGAATTTTTAGAAGCTTGCGTAGCAGGTAAAAGACTATCTCAGTTTAAAGAGGACCAGCGTCAACACACTCTGTGATGAAATCCATCCACTTCTCCAACCACAACAATACTTCTTTCTGAGCTAACCAATTTCCATCAGCTGCTTCCTCCCAGGCAGCCAACAAAGAAATAAGATCATCAGTTTTGAAAACAGTAAGAATGCCTAGCATCTCACCGTTCCATTTAGCGTGAGTCCCATCTAAAATATCAAAAACATTACTTGTTTCTGTTAATTGATCATTGATAGAATTTTGTACTTCTTCTCTGATCGGACTCGCCATAAAAGAAGCCCACTCCGACTCAAAGTCGATGATGGGCTTCTCGCTCATTTAGCTAAACGTTCCTTAGCTAGAGACTTAACAGCTGAAAGTAAAGCCGCACCGCCAGCTACTGCTGCGCTACGTGCTGTGCTTAAATCACCTAACGTGAAAACTGCTAATCCTGATTGCAGAGCTGTCCAGAGACTTCTCTCTAGCCAATCGCCCCAATTAAATTTAGAAGATGTACTCANTTTTTTCCCTTCTTGGATCGACCTGCTTTACTAAAAGCAATAGCCGAAGCTTGATCTTTTGAATAACCCTCACGTATAAGTTTACCCACATTGTGAGAGACAGTGGAACGATCCGAACCACTTTTTAAAGGCATGTTAGTACCTTGGTTTACGAGGTTTTTTTCTAGCCATTAGTCGTTTTCGTCGAACTTGGCTCGCATGCCGTTAGCCATACGCAACATAGCGTCACCTGACAGTGTGCCAAGATTAGCAGTAGGTCGAGTAACACTCGACACGACTACACTCTCAGCATCAGTGCTAGGAGTAGTGCGATCTAAATTATGTGGCATCTTAACCTACTTTCCGAAAGGACGACCGCCATGAGCGGCGTTCCCTAAATTAGTGTTACGAAGATACGCGGCAGCTTTCTTAGCTTTCTGCGACATATCCCACATATTAAACGAAGACGTAGAGTTGTAAGGCTGCTCATCTTGAGAGCCGAACGTGTCTTCAAAACTTCCGTATCCTTCACCTTTTGGCATGTGAATGACCTCCTATACTAAGAACATACAGTCCCATGTTTGACGGTCAATAACGCCATTAGGACGCAAGAAACCGAATTTTTTCTGAAAACTTTTAACAGCACCTTTAGTTTTCTGACCGAAAACACCATCAATAGCGCCACAATCGTGACCTCTATCTCTAAGTCTTCCTTGAGCCAGCTGAACTAATTGTCCTCTGCTACGTTTCCTCCTAGACAAAGGACTCTTATCGAGACCTTTACCTAATTCTCTTAAATATTTAGCTATCGCTTCAAAATCTATAGTTGTAGGGTTGCCTTCATATAAGACAGAACCATTCTGCAACCATGCGTACAATTCAGAACCTGGACAAGTAGTCGAAGCCAGATCCTTATGCCCTTTCACCCAAAGTCTCCCTCCATAACGAGATTGGATATCTTCAATCACTTCTTTGATTGAGATAAGCGCAGTCTCAGGGACGGTTCGACCTCCATAGCCTGTGAAACAGATACTCTCTGTCTTGAAGTTGTAATGCTTGGTGGCTCCTGACACGATCCCTGGACCGCGCCCTTCATATATCACTCCACGTTCATCCACCAACCAGTTGTAGGCAATAGCGTTCCAGCCACGAGTATCCATATGATAACGCTCGTAAGATTTGACAGCATCTACGCCTTCAGGTGGTGAAGAAACACCAGAATGATGAAGAACTATACCCACAACTCTTGACGATCTAAGCCTCGAAAAAGGCTTTCTAGTTGGTCTTGCACCCCAAGTGTGTCGTGATATGTAATCCATTATTCTAAACCTCCTGCGTCCCAAAGAGTTTAGATCTCACGGAACTCCAAATCGAGCATGTCCCTGTAATATTCGCTGTCTTCTCTTTGCATTCTTAACAGTTGATTCTTCTGCTCTTCAGGAGTGTTCACTCTTAAACCACCACCAAACAGCACAGAAATCCATGTTGTCATACGACGAGCTTCGTTCTGATATTTCTTTTCATTACCGAACAATTTACGGAACCGTCCTAGATAAGGCATCATCTGATCCAAAATGTACAAATCAGAATCAGTCATCTTCCATTGACCTTGCCTGTTCTTCTGAGCTTTATTTAACGAACCTAGTAAAGGCATCAAACCTGGAATGTTTTCATACACAGGAGGAACCTGCTGTAACCTTCCTTTCAAAGGAATGTCAGCAAAGAATTGTTTCCCAGCCCACAACTCGATAGGGAGTTTAGCTAAAGGAAACGCAGCTTCAGTAAAGATCTTCGCTGGAGAAGAAGGTTCTTTTAACCAACGGTTCAAATCTTTAAAAGGTAAATCAGGTAGCAGATAAACTTGTGAACCATCCATCCTCCAAGGAAGTCTCACACCAAGGTTCTCTAAGAAATAGTCAGGGACTATTCCTTCCTCGTCGCTCATGTATTCCACTTCGGCTTTAACCTGATGCAACCTAGACCACGCTTTAGGGTTTTTACCAACCGATTCTAACAACACAGGCAGAATGCTTTTCTGCCATTTCCAGAAAGGAATAACCATTTTAATTTTTGCTTCTAAAGGAGTTAACTCTGCGTAATCGAAATGATATTTGTTTACCAGCCGTTGAGCTGTAGCAATGTCTCCACCTTTTTCTAAAACGTCCATAGCTAAAGCGCCACGAACCATAAATTCGACATCTTCGTTTCTTTTACGAATAAATTTAAGAGGCAGAAACTCTGGTCGCCAAAACTTCCAAAGAGAATAATGGCTTTTGTTAGCAACCTTTTCAACAACTTCGCTTGCAGCTTGACCACCTTCAGCTATACCGTTGCGTAACACTTTCTCAAAATTTTTCAAATAGTTACTGTCAACTTTACGAAAACCACCTGTAACATTTTTTAAAGTTATCGTTTTACCAACTTTGGCTTGACCTAATTCCCAAAGCAAATATCTAGTTCCACTCAACGCACCCTCTAAACCACCAAGAGCAACAGTCTCAGCAGGTTTACCTGTCATACGAGCAACCTTGTTTAAATGAGACATGTATTTTTGATCTCTTAAAGCTCTGTAAGATGCGTCTTGCGCCACACTTTTCATAGCAGAAACTTTAGTATGCTGACCCATTTCAACACCAGCTATTTGACTGTTAATCCACGTAGCACCAACCATGTTACGAAGAAAGAAACCTGGGGTAGCGACAGCTTGAGCTTTCCAATAGTTTAGAATATGCCCATAGCCTCTCCAAAATTGGTTTAAAGCTTTAGGGTCATTCATTTTTGCTGCAGCATAAACAGCTGAAGCAAAAAGCTCGGCGTTATCACCCACATTAACGCCCGCCATTCCTTGCAACCATTTCCCTGTCAGCTGATTACTTAAAGCCTCGTTGTAGGCGTTAGAAAAACCTTGCTGGGTTCTCTCAGTGTTGATCATTTTGATTGCTTCTTCTTGACTTTCAGCTGCAGAAACCCGCCTGCCTAGATCAGCTGAATTTCTAGCCGATTGTATTTCGGTTTCTAAATCCATGATCTGTTCTTTAGCTGATTGCAAATATTTTTGTTGATCAAAAAATTCGTCTGGTGTTAACACATCTTTAGTTGCTAACAGTCGAGCGTCTTCTAAACCTTCCATCATGCTTGGTGTTATCTCTTCAAATCTTCTCATGTTGGAAGTTACTTCTTCCAACAATTCTGTGTACAGAGATGCTCTCTCAGTTGCTTGTCCAGCTGTTTGTTCCACTAGTTTAGTCAAATAAGCTAAATCAGGAAGCTCACCTGCACCGATCTGATTCATAGCAGCAGTTAAATAATCTTCATCAGCCTGATGCAAAAACGTAGTAGCACCAGTCGTGTCATCCAGCTTTACCCACTCAGAATACTGATCAGCCCACTTTTTCATAGCAGGTTCTATATTCTTAGGAACCTGACCTGTTTCCAAAGTCCGAAGCATCTGTTTCGCAGCTACAATAGTTTCATCACCTAACGCCGCAGTGTTCATCAAACCATTCATCTGAGCCAACGCAGATTCCATAGACGCTATGCTACGCTCAACAAAATTTAAATCAGGAGGAACAACCTGACCTCCTTTAGTCAAAGCAGCTCTCATACCATCAACAGATCTACGCAAAGCAGACACTTGATACCCTAAAGTATTAGCTATACCAGCATAATCATCAAGAGTATTAGCCCACCCTGTAGTAGCCAAAGGCTTAACAGAATTTAAATCACGAATAGTGGCTTTCAAACCTTTAGGAATCCAATCACCATTACCAGAAACAAAATCATTCATTTTGTTTAAAAGAATACCCACATCACGTTCCAGCTGAAGCATAGGACCGCTTCGGAAACCCGAACCCAAACCAGGATAACCAAACTCGGCTAACTCATCTAGTTCCAAAAGCCGTCTGTCGGCCACACGAGCAGCATCAATCTTGTCTTGGAACTTGCTAGCATTAGCTGTCAAAGTTTTTAAACGATCAGTTAAATCTAAACGAATTGTTCCAGAAGCAGTAACAGGTATAGCAACTCCAGCATCTTCAAGAGTTTTCCTGACAACACCCAAATTGATTCCACGTTCCATGTCTAAAATGTATCGTTGTGCAACTTCCTCAAAATCGTTACTGAAAATTTGTCGAGCTTCTTCTTTACCTAAAACATCTACAGTTATTTCATCCATCTGATCACGCACAGATTTACCTGTGTCATACAGTTCGTCTGAAAGAGAACGACCCATCCATGTCGTTTTAAACATTCCAGCTGCAGTCTCTTCACCTCTTTTTGCAACTTCTTCAATGTATTGAGATGGAGTGATAGTTGCTCTAAGGTTCCAAGGAGTGTCAGACCCTAAAGTACGAGGAGGTTGCCAACCTTTACCACCAAGAATCTCTTGCCCAGCCTCGTTCAAATAACGAGCGGCATAAAGATCATTAGCAAAACCAGACAACTGAGTTTTACCTAAAGCTTCATTAGTTAACCTTGCTGCTTCGTCCCACCATTGACGTAACTCTTGATGAAAATCAGCACCCTGTTGACCTAACCTTCTAAAAGACTCAGGCAACTCAGGATTCAAAGCACCATCTCTCAAAAATGTGGGTCGATCAGAAGCTCTCATCATATCTTCATTAGAAATACCAAACCGTTTAGCTTTTTCAAGCAACCCCATAACACCAGTGCCTTGGGCTTCAGGTGTTGCTTTTAAGAGCCGTACGGTAACCAAGAGGAGCCTTAGAAGGATTACCTAAAACTTGTCTTCTGAATTGGAAAGCAGCCATATCACCTATATTGGAAGCTTCGTGAATCTTATTACCAGCAATGTTTAAATCAGGATCATTATCAGCAAATCTTAAAGCACGAATAGGTGCTTTATAATTCAAAGCCTTATCTAAAGTCTGACCTATTTTAGTAGTTACACCCCAACGAAAAGCCATTCCAGGCAAAGGAGCTATCTTAGAAATAGCAGTAGCAGTACCAGGAATAGTCAAAGGTAAAGTTATAGCTGACCTGCGACCAAACTTAGCTGCAGACAAAATACTGTCCTGCAAAACTTCAGGAATACCCTGCTTAGTTAAAGCCTGTTTAGCAAAATCGTCACCCTTTTTAATAGTTTTCATAGACTGAGCTATTTGAGGTGCATACCTTTGCACATCAAAAGCAGTATCAGGAAGAACAAAAGAAGGAACATTCTTAGCTCGTGCATTACGAGCCATACGACCCACAGCACCACCAGTAACAATGCTTAAAGGCTTCTCAACAAAATGTCTACCCAATCTTCCTGTCCCAGGAATAATAAAAGTACCACCAGATTTGATACCAATATGATCTAAAGATTTTCCAGCTGAAAGAATAGAATTAGTTTTCTGCACACGATCAGCAGCTTTAGTAAGCTCGTTAGCTTTATCAGTAGTCTTAGCTAACCCTGCTGCTTTGTTTAAAGCCTTAACAACTTCAGGTACTTTCCCTGCCGTAGCTAACGCTCTAGGTATAGCCCCTAAACCAAAAGTTAAATATGTTAAAGGATCAGTAAGAATGTCTAATGTTAAACCCCCAGCAAGTTCCTTTACGCTTCCCTCTTCACCTATAGGAGAACCTGTTTCACGCATGATCTGACCCATAAACATTTTGTCAGAAGCAAAAGGACCACCCCCACCTTGCTTCCACCAATCTTTTAAAGAAAAATCTTGATCAGGCGCACCTATGTCACGCACTTCTTTAATAGTTGAACGAATAATAGAAGCGGGCCAATCAATAACATCAATTAAAGCACCGAAAGCTCCACCGAAACCTTTGCTTTTCTTTTCAGGTTTAGCAAACCTAGTAATAGGAGTCCCACCTATAACAGGAGCGGTTCTCGTTGTGTGCTTAACTTTTCCTGTGAAAGCAGTATCAGGTAAAGGTTGAAAAACATTAGAACTAACAGGTTTAAAAGCGCTAGGAGTTGCACCACCTTTGATGATGTCAACTATTCTGGAGCGGTCAGTTTCGCTCGCCATAACTAGCCTTCGTTTGCTAGACTGGCAAACAATCTGGATAAATCAATTTGTTCTTCTAAACTCATACCTGTAGTAGCATCAGCGAAAGCCAAGTTCTGTGCAGCAGTAGGACCACCTAATGTTGCTTGTGTTGCAGATATCTCATCAATAGCTGCTTGCATGTTTTCAGCAAACATAGGCATAAGAGGAGCGCCTGTTAACGCAGGGTTAGTCGCAGCACTAGCAGTTAAATAAGGATTACCATATTGATCAACACCACCCATGTCTACTTGAAAAATGTTTCCTCCCGAATCTTCAAACGGCATTAAAAACACATCATCAGACAAATCTGTGCCTGCAGCAGGACCAATAAGATGATTTTCAGTGTACCAATCTCTGTTAACAGGAATCTCAACATCGCCACCCATATCAACCATAATGTACTCTTGAGCTAATTGAGCTGATTTTATTTGTTCAGCTTCCAAAGCAGAAATCTCACCTTCAGCTTCCATGCGATCAATCTCAGCTAAATCAAACTCGTAGCTAGACATATTGTCAAACTCTTGTGCTTGAGCCGCTGCCAGATTCTCAGCCTGTATCGCACGAGCATCAGCCAAAGCCGCATTGTAATCCTGTTTAGAACCAAGTTTAGCGAACTCTGTTTCCTTCCAAAGATCAGTCTTCTCACCAGAAATACTTTCACGCACAGCCTGCAACCCAGCCAACTCATCAATATTAATCTCACCCTGAGCGGCAGCCTTAGTAATATCATTATCAGCCTGCTCAGTAAACTTGCCTACCGCAGCGGAATCCCTCCGAGCTTGCAAATCCTCCATGTAGGCAAACATATTGTCTTCCAACTGTCTGCGAGCATCACTATAAATCTAGACGACCACGCATCTGACGGTCAATAGCCTGAGCATTATTAGCGTCCCTTAAACGATTCTGCAAAGTCATCATCGAAAGTTCCTGAGAATCCAACAACGCCATAGTCTCAGCGCCAGGACCAGTAGTGTACGCTGCAGGGTCAATACCCTGCGCTCTTAAAGCATCTTCAGCAGCAGTGATACGATCCTGCATTCCCTGACGAGCGCCAGCGAAACGACTAGCACCCTGACCAGCCATTGCAGCTTCTTGACCTATTCTGTCAGCCTCCATAGAAGCCAAATCAGAAGCCAACTGAGCTTCTTCACTACCCAAACGAGCTTGCCTAGTGTCAGCAAAAGCAGTTCTACGAGCCTGCTCTGCAGTCATCTGAGCTTCCATCATCTGATACATAGTCTGAGTTTTAGCTTCCCTTAAAGAAGACAACTGTTGGTTAAGACGAGTAGCTTCCGCAGAAACATCAGTAATACCAGTTTCCTGTATAGTCTGTAACTCATTTAAACGAGTTATTACACCTTGTTCAATAGCATTAAGAGAATTGATACTGTCAGCCTTCTGCTGTGCAGCATCCGCAGCTTGCATAGCATACATATCAGCCGCTGCAGCTCTTTGAGCTTGCGCTGCTTGTTGACTGATAGCATACTGTCTGTCAGCTGAAGCTCTCATATCGTCATACATTTGAGCATAACGATCTTCGATAGTTAAATCTGGTACGCCTTCTAAAAATTCTTGAACAGTGGTCGGATTGAAAACTTCCGCCGCTCCTGGAAGAGCGCCACCTTGAAAACCGCCTGGAGCAGGAGCATAAGACATCGTGCCTGAAGGAGTTCCAACAGGAAGCGCAGGAGAAGCTTGCATGCCCCCACCTGCAGGTGCTATGCCTGTTCCCAAAGCAGCTTGAATAGTTGCTTGCAGTTCATCTGCAGCAGCCTGTTCTTGATTAAAAAATGCAGGACGATCAGGGTCAAGCAACCAATCTACACCTTTGCTTGGAGTTTCTTGTATGAAATCCATAGCGCTACCAAAACCACCCACAACAGACTCTAAAGCTGTGTCTAGACGAGAACCTTCAGGAGCTATGTTTCTTAAAAACGCTGGAACCTTTTCCAAAGCGTCACTAATATCATCGCCTAAATTGTCTCTCATATAGGGCCATGCTTCACCAGAAGCCCAATCAGCTATATCTATACCCAAAGGTTCTAAATATTCGTTGTAAAGAGGAATCATTATGTCTTCGTAAACGTCTTCAACAGCCCAGTCAGCTATATCTAAACCTAAAGGTTTTAAAGTATCCTCGTAAAAAGGTTGAATGTAATCCTGCCATGCCGTGTCGGTAGCCCAATCTTGGACACCACCAGCTATGTTTGTTACATCTTCAATAAAATCATCTTGAAAATATGGAAGAGCAGTGTCTTGAGTCCATTGACCTACTTGGCTTGCTGTATCTTCCAACCAAGGAAGAGCAGTGTCAGTAGCAAAATCTGAAATTTCGTTACCTAAATAACTACCCAAATCCATAGCTTGATCGCCTACATAGCCNGCAAACTGACCTGCATATCCTGGAATATCCCCAAGAAAATCTGTTGTAGCGCCATAAGCACTATCCCATGTGTCTTCTAAACCCCAATTATTCCAAGCATTAGATCCTAATAAACGTAAACCATCAGCAATTTCATCTTCAGTGTAATCAAGAACATTTCTGCCTATGTCATATCCTGCACCTGCAAGATTTCCAATAGCTCCCGCTAAGTCACCTTCCACAAACAGATTTTCACCTGCATCAGCAATACCTGTAACAGCACGACCACCTGTAGCATCCCAAGCATCAGTTACATTTCCCCAAAACCTATCCCAACGACCTGGTTCTTTGACAGGAGCTTGATAAGGAACATTCGTACCTGCAGGTCCTGTTTGCCAATTAATCCCAGCTGCATTAGCCGCATCTTGCAACATAGCAAATTCGTTAGCAGCACCAAAATCAGCTGCACCTGCGCCTTGCCCAAAATTAGAAGGAAGCGGAGGAGGAGCAGAATCAGATTTTTCAGGTACAAAAATTGGTACACCATTAGGACCAAGCTTGATACCCATTAGTAAGCTCCCCTGATCTGAGTAGCCA